TTTATATATATACAGATTTAGAAGAATGCGTCCTTCTGTGCGAACCATCTGTCTCCACCTTCTACGATGGATTCAACTTCTTCTATAATGCCATTGTCATAAACACCAAATGGGACTACATCGTTTTCAATCATTCTTTGTTGTTCTGCATACATCATACTCTTCATATCAATATCAGTCATTTCACCGAAGAAGGGAGTTGCAGCAAACCATCCAAATAGAACTAAGTTCATCATCAAGTCATCGTGATTACCTGTTGATGCTTCATAGGAAGAACCTGATGCTACGAATGTAGACATTTCTATGATTGTATCTTGATCAACAATAGATAATTGACTTTGTTCTACAAGATCTTTGATGTTTGAACAACCAATGCGCTTGACCTTTCTAGTCATAGTCACACCAATTGAGTTAGCTTTTATCATTGATTCAACGAACACATTTTCGTATTCTAAATCATAATATAAGCCATTACATACGACAGCGCCTTGGTCATTAGATTCAATGATTACATACGCGTCATTATATGTTTTAGCATACTTATATATGACGTCAGGAAATAGCAGTGGTGAGATCATATTATCTTTAAACACTGCAACTTGCTGAAAAGGTTTGGTTGTCACATCAATGATATTAAACGTAGATGAATCCATACCTCTGCCCTTTGCAACATCGACAAAGACCATATAGTCATGATGTTCTTCAGGCTTAACATATACCTTAACGTTATTCTGTGTAAAGATAGGATTCTGCGCCTGCATACCTAATAACGTATCGCCAGAGATTAAAGTATTACCTGTTCCATGGAACGTATTACCAAACTCTTGGTTGAATTGCAGTTCAGATGTATTAGCAATTGTTTGTCTTTTCCATTCAGCATCTCGACCTGGAACGTCCCACCAGTCAACTCTAAATGGTTTAAATTCGTTTGTACTTTGTACTGCACCTTCCCAAAGCTTATGGTATATATTACCTAAACCGTTTGCAGTAGATGTAATGATTACTTTTGTAGATTTACCACTCGACACCACTGGATAGGTGGAAGTATAAAACTCTGTTGCGTTTTCAACAAAGGCAAACTCGTCGAGGAATAGGAGATTGACAGACATGCCTCGAATGGACGATCCTGAAGTAGCAGCAGCGATGATGCGAGAATTATTAGAAAAGTCAATAGATCCCTTATTCAATGCTTTACACCCAGGCTGTAAGAAGAACGGCAGGTTCTCAAGCATTAATGTTACGCGAGCTAACATCTCACGTGCGGTTGCACCTTTGTTTGCTAGTATCGCAATTGTCTGTTCTGGATGAAACAGAGCGTACCATAATAGGTACCCGACAGATGATATAGATTTACCAGATTGACGACACGCCAGTACTATAGAGAATCTGTTATCATCAAAATGAGAAAACATCTTTTCTTGATACGGGTATAAATCAAAATCAACTAAACCATGATCGAGATGTATTACCTTAAGATGTGTCTTTGCAAAGTATACAGGATCTCTAAGGCATCTTGTATACTCAGTGATTTGCTCTTGAGACCAAGCTTCCTGTACACCATCTCTTTTAACGTTAGGATTACCAAGGTAACCTAATTCGTTATTCTTTAGAGTCGCCATCAATAACTTTCATCTTATCTAGTAGCTTACGTTGAAGATCTGCAGTTGACCCTACGAAGATATTGTTTTGAGTCATACTGCCATCTGGCAACATGGGCGAATCCCTGTCCACTTTCTCAACTTTCTTTTTCTTCTCTTGCAACTCCATTAATCTATCTGCAACTTCAGCATTTTGCTTCATCATATTAGAAAGAACTTCAAACGCCCGTGGGTGTTCTGAATCACGAGCAAGTTCCATCATAAGCTCGATTGCTTCGTCACCCTTCTCTGCTAGACTATAATATTTAGCCCTTGCAAAGTCATAGTCATCTTTTACATCGCTCATTAATCATTCCATAATTCTTCAATAGCCGAAATTGGCGAAGTACTAGTAGATGTTCCGCCGCTTATTGTATCTGTAGTATTGAATATACCATTGACACTCTTAGCAGTTAATTTGCCTAACTTTACAGATACCACTACCGCAGTTGCACCTGAGTTATTAGCAGATATTGTTTCTCCAATTGTGAATGCGTTTACACCACCACTAATTGCACCGATCGTAAGTATCACACGATCTGGATCATTAGGCTGGAAGATTGTTTCCACTACAGTATGTGCATCTGCTTCTGCTGCGCTTAATGGATTAACATTAAGGTCTTGTCGTTCTAAAGGCTTAGTGCTAGCAGAGATTACATTATTATAATCTATATTAACTGTTTTAATCAAGCCCTGGCCACCAATACCACCATAAAAATTGACCTTTGTTTCAAAGTCTAAAGTATATATAATTACTCGTCGAGTAGCAAAGTCACCCTCATAGTCATCTGCTAACGCAACTGACTGAAGAACAAAGGGTTGATCTGATCTAAAAGTATTATCTACTTCCTTAATAGACACAGTATAATCTGGTTGAAAGAATGGTAGTATCTGTTCTAATATCTGTAAAGCATCATCCTGATTCTTTGCCATAATATTTAATGAAATACCAAGTGTATATCCTACAGGTCCAAGCACTGTCTTCATTCTATTATTATCAAGAGGATCTGGAAAGGTTTGCTTAATACCTTTTTGTAATTTAGTATTAGGATTATATGCTAGCGATGTTAATTCAAAAGACATGCGTGGCAATTTTAAAGCAATCTTTGGATCGTCTATATCTTTTTGTTGATCTAGTCGTGCAAGGAACTTTTGTTTAGGACCATACGCTAATGGAACCTTTACGATACTTTTTGCTGATCCATCCGTGCCTTTACGTAGCACATTAATGTCATTAAAGATCGTACCGAATACCGCTACAGTCCTGCGAATTGCTGCGTGATAAAAATGATTTCCGAACATTACGTTGCATCTCCAAACGGATTCGATTCAGAGAAATCTATAATATCATCTGCTTCATCCTCAAAGTTAAAGTTACGTGCACCAAGGTCATTGAGGAACGTATTATCTGTTGCAGAATTAGCAACATCGTATACTGCGGTTATTGTGGCAGTCGCACCTGAAGTAATACCTACTATTGAATTACCTACTGCGAACTGTTTATATTCACCGTCAGTTGTTTCTATTTGGTTTATAGTCATTGCAGTCGAAGTAAACGATATAATCTGTGCAGATATATTGACCTCTGCCACGACAGGAGTAACATCTACGCCTGATGCTGCTACTGAGATATACTTGATTCTTTCTCCAGCTTGGAACGTTCCTACTTTAGAACCGTATTCTATCTGCTCTTGATAACCGTAATCACTTTCTATTCCATCAAGTTCTGCGATACCGGTATTAAACTCTTCATCATTAAATTCAAACATTCTAGCCTGAAGTTTAAATACAGGAAGGTTGCTGAGTTGATAGAAAGGTGCTTCATGTTCTACAAAGCTAACTTCAAAGAATGTTTTAGATAGAGGAAGATATATTAAATCTCCTTCCATAGGTCGTTCACCGTTTATATCAGAGTTAAACATGCCTACAGTTTTTGACCATGATCTACGAGCAACAATGAATGTTACTTCGTCTCTAATCTCCATACCAAACTTAGCAAAGATATTACCTTCGCCTTCAAACCCTTCAGTGTTTTCAATAAACATTTCAACGACGTTGGCAGTATTAAATTGTGATTCAGCGTCCTCACCCAAGATAAAATCGCGCTGCATAATCTTGCGTGGAAGGTAGTACACGTCCTGACCGTACATCTTTATGGACTCAATTATGATGTCCTCATACATGAACTGTTCAGTTGATACTTTTGGTGAAAAGAATACATTAGTTGGCATGATTTATCCCACGTAGAACTCAGGAGGCATCTCATATTTGAGTTGCATTTCTTCTTCAATAGCATTGATCTCTGTTACTGCATCGTCATATATCTGACGACCGTTAAGAGTAACACCACCAGGAAGTTGCATACCTTCAAACTTAATTAGGTTTGCGCCCCACTGTTGCTTGATTAATGACGTTGTATATCGTTTTAAAAGCATATCATTATATATTTCAGAATGTGTAGAAGGATCAACTATGCGATAAGCGTCAACTACAATGTAGTCATTAAGTGCTAGATCTGTTTCCCAATCAATATCAAGAAACAAACGATTCATATGACGACTGAATCGCATATGTTCAGGACCATTCATCATCATATCCATGGTAGCGAGATATGATTTAGTTTGTGCAAAGTTAGCAAGGTTGCCACTAAATCCTAAGGCATACATGTCATTGAGATGCATTTGATAGTTTGCATTAAACATACCACCACTCGCACTATTATCATACAACGGGAAAATCCTTTGTACTGATAAGACTGCATCAGGCAATGTGATGTATTCGTTTGTAATATCTGTTGTAGTTATCTGATGCTTATGATATACTTTATAGATTGCATCAGAATGATATTCTTGGTAGAATTGCAGAGCTTCATCAACGCGATCAGAGATTTGATCTTCGTCAACGTTGATTTCAAGTACTGGTGCTCCGAGTTTGCGGAGACAGTAATCGATTAGTGTCTGTCTTGAGTTTGGAGCTGCCATAAAAAAATAGTCCTACAGATTGTGTTTCTATAAGACTATTTATATACTTTTAAAACTCGACTATTCTGGTGTTTCTTCAGCTGCATCACGCTCTGTGCGTGTCTGATAGTCTGCCCTAGCTGTTACTAAGGTTACAAAGTCTGCTTGGTTACTTGGAATAGAGTCTGTGAAGCTAGAGTCATTCATTAGCTTT